CCCTGCCAGTCTCCTGGCAGCATACCAATTCCCCTCCCCACCTTTGACTGTATCTCGTACATATTACGCAAGGGATCATATAGTCCTCTACCATACCTTACCCCGGGATCAGTCTGACGCCTCCCCAATAGACCCGATTGGGCGAGGTATTGTGTAAAGGGATTGTATTCCTGCGGCTGGTCCTGAAAAGGTATGGAGCCGGAAGCATTGGAGAATGGATTATAGAAACCGTGTTCTGCCATCGTCTACTCCTTATCCTTACTAGGGTATGGAAACTCCTAGTGCCGTTAACAGATCCCTTGCTAAGTCTTGTCTACCGATACTAATTAGCTGACTTACCATCGATTCTACCATGTTTGGAGGTAGTTGTTGTCCGTTCTCCACCATTGCAATAAGCTCAGTTAGCCCCATATCTTGTGCGCCGTCTGGCGTCACCAACGCTGTCTCTATCTCTCTAAGAGTATCTACAAGATCAGACGTAGGTGGTAGGGGGCCAGAGGGAGGAGGTGGCCCAGCAGTAGCTTGTGGAACAGGACCAGGTGGCCCAATGGGTGGTCCCATGGGCGGTCCAGGAGGCGGTCCCATGGGCGGACCAGTAGGTGGCCCCATCGGTGGTCCAGGAGGCGGACCAGGAGGCGGACCAGGGACTTCGGTAGGTTGTGCTCCATTCTCACTACCTTGCAACACTCCCACTAGTGCCTCGGCTATCTGTGGGAATCCAGCGGTTGTAAATGCCCTGATCAGTGCCTCTACTAGAATGGGTATTTCAGGTATAGGGCCAGCAGGAGGGGCTCCATCAGGACCGGTGGGTCCGGCTGGTCCTCCGCCGGCGCCCTCTGACATCCTCAGTATCTGTTCTGCAAGCTCAGGTTTACCCGCTTCATTGAGTGCTGATGCCACTCTGGTAGCTACTATAGGTGGCATAGAGAGGCCCATCTCGGTAAGTATGCGGCCTTCTTCTGCGTCGGGATCGCGCATTCTCAATATATCTTCACGGGCGGTACGTTTCGACATCAGGGGTTGTTCGTCGGGTGACTGTCGAGCGGTAGCGGCTGAGGCGGTAGCTATCTCGATCTCTTCATCTCGGGGGAGACGTGGTTCTACTCTAACTGACACGAACCAGTCCTTGTCTACCTCATTGGGTTTTACGGTAACCTGAAAGAACTCGTTATCTATATTGAACCCACGCATAAGAGTGGGTTTAATACCTTTATTAGAGAATTGGGATAGCATCTCCTCACATACCCAGGTGTATACGGTAGCGAGGGCTTCGGTAAACGGATTAAATACTGACCGAGTGGCTTCCAGGCGTATAGTGAGAGCACGCCCGGACTCGGCTGATTCGGTGCCTCCGTAGGCTAGTGGGTCTGGAAGGGTTGACTGTTGTAGGTCTCCGCCAATAGCTCTGAGTAGTGCGGCAACTTCCGCTGGGGCTGCGGGGGACTCTATCGGTACTAGAGAGTCCCCTATTTTCATTGGGAATATCTGGAATGTCTCGTGCGGGTCTCCTTCTATTTTACCTTTACCGTCCTTTGTGAAGTGGAGTAGGGAGCCTACCAGTGCTTTTTTGGCCATGTCCATTACACTGGACACATACTTATTGAACGGCTCATAGATACCGCGAGAGCTATCCCATACTGACTCACCGCGGAACTCCATCATTGATGAGGATAGGTCCAGTGTTGAAGAAGAGGCGAATCGTCCTGGCTGCATGGTGGGCATGGAGCCTACGGAACCGATCAGAACGGGTACGTGGTCTATATTATGTGGTTCAGGCTCCTTGCCCCACTCTCCTCCCAGGATCACGGAGTTATTTTCAGTATCCCAGAAGTCTATCTTCTCCACGTCCTTACCACCGCTATCCCATCCATACTCCTCACTAGCTTGTGCGGCAGTTATCATGGTTTTATGAGCGGCCCACAAGAGTCCTTCTGAGCCGTATTCCCATGTGACGTGCATTGGGTCCCAGTACATTATGTCGAATATAGTCTCGCTACGGTCCTTGGGCACATATACCAGGGATCGGACTGCAAACCACCCACGTATGCTGGCAAAGTGGGCTATGCCGCGTCTGAGTGTAGGTTCTCCTCGTTTGGTTAGTAGGCGATCGGCAGCATTAAGTCCACCATGTATAAACAGCTCTCCCAGGGATGCGTTCTCTCTATCGTTTTCATTAGCTCCCTCGGGCATCTTTATCTGGATAGTTACGGCGGCACGATTGAGTCCGTCGAGTATCTTTTTATGAAAATTCCTGGGTGATGGCGAGGTATACGATTCGTAGCCTTTTTTGGCGTCGTATTCCACCAGGGTAAGTAGGTCGAAGTCATCATCCCAGCGTTGAACAAGTTCGGTCATATTATCTTCGGCGTTGGATATGACCTTTTTAATCTCGTCTATGGTATCGAAGGGCATTACTCTATCCTGTATGGCCTGATAATTCGGTTATCGTAGGCATACTTTCTCATTTGCCAGGCTCCGCCGAACGCAAATGGGTAATCGTCCTTGGTCCCTGTCATGGCCTCTATTCTACCACCTTTATCGGGATTTCGGATAACAGAGTAAAACTGCTTTAGTCCAACTTTACTGAGGACGGTAATGGATCGAGTGTGAACGGCTTCCATAAGTTCACCCCATAGCATGTAGCGATTATGTTCCCCGGTATGCCATCCAGCATTGCCTTTAGAGCGTTCATAGAGGTTAGTGTACTCCATCTCTTGGGCTTTGCGTATCACCATATTGCCCCAGTCGTTATCCTCTATGCCCCAAAGGGGGTCTTCGTACCTGTGCATTAGTTTAACACTATCTAATGCGAGGCTTTCAGGTGAGATTGTATTGCCTCTGATATCTGCCACGCCGGCGCCGGTCTCTAGATCCAGGACTACGGTCACGGCATCGTCCTTACCAACACCGTGTGATGGGTCAGAGAACGCGACATACCGATGGCCTACGACAAGTTTTTGATAGATATTGATAGTGCCAACGGTCTCAATGGGTTTTTTGGTCTCTTCGTACATACTTTTGAGTGATTCGGGATTAAATGCGGCCATGACCCTGGATGGAGACAGAGCTTCTTCGGCGCTATCGGGGTACTCTTGTTCCATGTATAGATCAGGGGACATCTCCTCGGTGGTAGGGGCATCTTTATAAGTTTGGTCGTACCACGCCTGGTCTCTACCGGGCCTAACGCGCCATCCAAAGAACACTTTACGGAACCCATTGTTAGTATCTCTGAATATTTCCTTAAAGAGGCTATTGGGTTTAGATTTGAGAACTGTAGATATCTGTATAAGTTGTCCACCTGCGTCTGTACCCGGTTTAACGCTAGTAAAGTTAGCCGCCATGTGTTCATGGTGTTCGGCTTCATCCTGCACGACTACTGTGGGGGTTTCTGACCTACCTGCTTTTTCGGTAGAGGGAAAGGCGATCATCTTCGAGAGCATAAGTGGGAACGAGATTTCGGTAGAGTTATCTGTACCGACCACGCCTTGTAGGTATGGGGGTAGGTGTTGGTGTATGAACCTAGCTTTGTCCAGTAGTACGGCGGCTTCACGTTCTCCTTGAGAGAACAGGAACACGACTGTACCTGTTTGGTAGAGTGCTCTCCATAGGACATAGGCGGCGATAAGCCATGAGATGCCGATCTGTCGGGACTTTAGTACAGATATTAAGCGATCACTATCGAGGATGGATACGAGTTCGATCAGGTGGGGCCACTTCTCTAGCTTTATGACTCCGCCGCCTGGAGGGGGTTCGAGTATCTTAACGTGTTCTATGAACGCTTCAAACGAGTTAACTGATATATACTTCTCCAGCCCGGCTATAGATATAGGTAAGGTAGGTGAGGTGAGATTTGGGTTAGGAGGATGAGTGGATATCACTGGACCAGCCCTTTTCCTTCCAGGGCTGGTCTGGCTCTAAAGGCTTTAAGCATTTCCTGTGCTTCTTTCAGGGACATATTCTGGTAGACATCTGTATTGATATCAATCTTACCTGTATGTTCGACCTTCTCGACAAACATACCGAGGTGTCGGGCGAGCATATTAAGTGCTTCAAGTTTGCTATGGAGTTTAACTCTTGTAGAGCTAGAGCGTTCTGAGACGGTATGGATCACTTCTGAGATAACGGACGACTCTCCTTTATTTAGGGTAAGGGAGTCTTTTAGTTTCAATCCATTGTTATCCCAGCTCACGAAGGTTCCCATATCCGCAAACGCAACTGCGGCGATTTCTCTGATCACGTCATCTTGTTTTAGCTCTGTGCGTTTGGAGCGTCGTATAAAGGAATCTTGTATCTGAACTTGAATATCGGGATTTTTCATCAATTCCGAGGCGGTCTCCCCGGCGGTTTTTTTAGCGTACCCCGCTCTAATGGCGGCTGCGGTCTGATTTAGATCGCGTAGGTACTCATTGATGAAGCGTTTTCGTCGGAGGGTCATCTTCGATATACGTCGTGGGCGAGACCGTCTATCTTCTGTTTCGGTAAAATTTGTAACAAAGTAATTGTTATCGCCCATTTATACAGCTCTCTGTGTATATTTACGAGATATATAGGGGCCAGAGACCCAGGCTACAACTGGAAACATCCTGGACGGGGGAGGAGATCTAAGGACGAGAAGAGCGAATCGCCCTCCAGTTTCCCGCTCTGGCCCCTTATTTGGCGAGGGCATAGTTTAAGTATCCCGTGGGTTGACCTTACCTATTGATTGTAGGTAAAGGTACAGCTCTTCCATAGAGACGCCCATATACAGTGAGATCTTCTTAGCGAGTGACAGTGACGGCCATATCCTGGAATATTTAGGATTGGGATTAAATATCCTACTTATGTGTGCTTGATTGACCCCTACGGCCCTATGGATAGCGTTACGATTGATCCCTTGAGTCTTGATCTTCGTAGTCATAGGAGGTTCTCCAAACGACCTCTACGTTTATCTCATCTAAGAGTTTATCATACCTCAGAGTCCACATAAACTTTGGAAACGCCTCATTAAGGCGTTGCAATAACGCCTTACGTTTCCCTGTGCCTTCGATAACGACAGCAATCTTCTGAGCTTCATCTAGTTCCATGCGTTGACCGCCTCACTCCTCAGAGTACCTAGAGTGCGAAATAAGCGAAATAAGCGAATTAAGCCAGGCTATCTTTCGTTTAATTCGTCTCTTTCGTACCCCATCACCATACCCCATTGCCATACCCCATCACTATGTAACGTGTGTAATGTGTGCTGATGTGTGTAACCCCCTACACACATCAATCTCAGCTACGATTATACCCTTATTTTGTGTTTCAGGAATGTTCATGTGTGTAACAACGTGTGTAACCTATGTAAAAAAACTCCTCTAGAAACAGCTCTGAGTCCTTATAACCGCGCCCCCGCGTGGGGAGGGGAGGGGAAAGAAAGAAAAGAAAGATAAGAATAAATCTTAAATCTTAAAGAGATTTAGATTTCTT